ATGAAGGGAGACGCTAACAAGTTTCAACTCGCCATGACGCTCCGCAACTTATTCAGCGAGATATGTCTAGAGGAGCATCAATTCCACCCGACCCGCAAATGGCGCTTCGACTTCGCAATCCCAAGTATCAAGCTCGCCATCGAATACAACGGACACGGCTCAACCGGGGGTGGGCATATCGGTCGGCACGCGACCATCACCGGCATGAGCGGGGACTGCGAGAAGCTCAATGAAGCTCAGCGGTTAGGGTGGCGGGTGCTGCAATTCACGGCGCTGCATTTTAGCGAGGCATCACGGAAGAAGCACAAGCTCTCCGCGCCTTATGACATTATCAGAACCTTCACACTATGACACAAGCACAACACATCATTCATTCATGGGAGACTTGCTCTCCCGTCCTTCAACGACCCTCCGCATGGGTGACGCTTCTTCGCATTGCTGCGGCCGGTAAAAAGGGTATTCGGCTAACGGGTAAAAGCCTGAAGCTGCCGAGCGGCGTCGATCACCGAACGATGGGTAAGTGGGAGTCGGCGGGGCTCATTAGGATCGAGCGGCCAGACGAGGGAATCAAGATGGGGTTCATTCAACCTAAAGGACTCAAGCTGCTCCGTATTAAGGGCTCTTAATTTCAGTAAACTAAAACCAAACAACAATATGCCAAGACCAATCAAAATCAAAATCGACGTGTCTAAGATCGACAAGCTCGCCTTATACAAAGGCACCAAAGGAACCTATCTCGACTGCGTTGCGTGGCCGAGTAAGACAACGGGACAATACGGCGACACGCATTACATCGTGCAGGAGTTAAGCCGGGAGAAGCGGGACGCCGGCGAGAAGGGTGCGATCATCGGGAACATGACGGTGCCTGATGGTGAGCAACCACAGCAGGAAGCGCGGCCCGTTCAGCGGCAGCAGAAGATGGATCAGGCGTTTCCGGCGGGTGGGGATGAGGATGGTATTCCGTTCTAAAATTCCCGCAAATTGGGGCTTGCTTTTTTGGGTGGAGTCCTTAACACCAAGACAACATTGTTGCAGCCAATGAAAACCAATAAAACTTTCCCTCCCCATGCCAAAGCGTTCGCGTTTTGGGCTGCACATGGTGGAGGGTTTTTTATGCCTTATGACATACGCTGAGAAATTAAGGAGGCCAAGGTGGCAAAGAAAAAGATTAGAACTTTTACAATCCACCGATTTCACTTGTGAACTATGCGGTGCCACCGATCAACAGCTTCAGATCCATCACCCAATCTACCTTGTTGGAGTTGAGCCTTGGGATTACCCTACGGATACACTGATGGTTTTATGCCTTCAATGCCACGAAGAACGGCAAGAAATTGAACGCCAGTTCTTTTACAAGGTGTCGCTGGCTATTCGATACAAAAACAACACCGAACTCAAGGAAATGCCCATTTGGACTATGCTTGAGTCACGCAACTTTGGAAAGGACTCCGATCCATGAAGCGTTTCACTGATACAAATAAATGGCTCGATCCTTGGTTTCGCAAACTTTCACACCAGGCAAAAATGGCCTGGTTCTACATCGTCGATCATTGCGATGCCATCGGCCTGGCTGAGATCGATTTGAAGCTGATGTCAGCCGACTGCGGCACAACTATATCACCAGACCACTTGCGTGAGCTAGGTGAGCGAATTCAGATACTAGACGGCGGCAAAATCTTTATCCAGAAGTTCATTCCGTTTCAGTATGGAAAGCTCTCGGAAGCGTGCATACCTCACCGAAAGGTGATTGAAGCAATCAAGTTTCACTCTTTGACTCAGACTTTTTCGGGTTTTTTATACCCTAGTGCCTACCCTACCAGTAGGGTATCAGATAGGGCTAAAGATAAAGAAGAAGAAGAAGATAAGGAAGAGGATAAAGACAACACGCGCGCGAATAAGAAAAAAGGCACCGAAGACGAGGTTTTGGCGCACTGTCGGGAGATTGGCCTTTTCCCGCGAGACGCTGAGTATTTCTTCTCGAAATGCGAAGGCAACGGCTGGACGAACGGAGGAAAGCCGATCAAGAACTGGAAGGCCACCCTTAGAGCGTGGAAGACTCAAGGATACCTACCCAGCCAGAAAACGCCATCCCCCTCCGATTTCTGGCCGAGTGAGTCGATTGACGAAGGCGAGCAGCAGGAAGACCTTCTGGCTAAGATGATGCAAAACAAGGCCAAGAGGGAGCAGGAGCAACTCGAAGCGCAAGGCCAGCCGCCTGAGGTCGCGGAATATGACAACCAGGAGGGCGAATGGTGAAATGGACATTAGCATCAAAGAACTCAGCCAGCGCCTGGCTGATCAATCCCACTCTGTCGTTGCTCGGCTATTACCGGCGGCCAAGCCAAACGGCAATCTCATGGTTTGCGGCGACATCACCGGAAGACCGGGGGACTCGCTGAAGATCCACTTAACTGGGCAGCATGCAGGGCAATGGAAGGATTGGAGTAGCGACCAAGACCACGGCGACCTTCTCGATCTCTGGAGGCTAACCAAGGGCTTAACGCCAGCGGAAGCCATCAAGGAGGTCAAGTCTTACCTTGGCATCGTCGATTCCGTGCGGCAACACGAACGAAAAGCATACGCTAAACCACCAGAAAAAGCGTTTGGAGACATTAACCCATTTGGGAGGGCGATGGCATATCTGCGGGAAAAGCGGAAACTCACCGATTCCACGGTTTCGGCATTTCGCGTTACAGCATGCCCTCAGACGCGCTCGATTGTGTTTCCGTTATACTCACCCTCCGGTGAGCTGAAAAACCGCTCATATCGCACGCTGGACGCAAGGAAGCGGGTTTGGCAAGACTCGGGATGCGCCCCCTCACTGTTTGGCTGGCAGGCTTTAGCAAAAACCGCCGTCCAAAATCGCACTGTTTTGCTCGCTGAAGGGCAGATCGACGCAATGACATGGCACCAATGGGGAGTGCCTGCACTTTCAATTCCAAACGGGACTGGGGAGAGTTGGATTGATTATGAGTGGGATAATCTTGCGGTATTCACGACCATTTATCTTGCCTTCGATCAGGACGATGCTGGAAGGAAAATTACTGAGAGCGCTACAAAGAGACTTGGGAAGCATCGTTGTCTGGTAGTGTCGATGCCGAAAAAGGACGCAAACGATTGTCTTTTGGCCGGTTATGGCTCTGAAGATGCAAAAGATTGGGTGGCTAACGCTAAGGCACCAAAGATTGATCGTTTGGTTACTGCATCCGAAATGGGAAAGCGTTTACTTGCTGAAATCTCACACAAAGAGGAACCCTTCACCTTGCCATTCATGGGAATTAAGTGGCCGTACACTGGCTTTTGGTTCCGACCTGGGGAGGTTACTGTGTGGGGCGGGTATACTGGCGCAGGTAAATCCACGATTTTGAATTTCATCAAGTCGCAGATTTTAGCAGATCAGCGGGCAATTTTTGAGGCAAGTCTTGAATTGAAGGTCGAGGTGACACTTCGCAGGCTTGCGACGATTTTCACAGGCGAAAGGCTAGATGAAGAAAGCGCCTTGAAATTCATTCATGGAGCCGGTGAGTATCTTATCTTTGCCGATGTCGTCGGCAGCATGAAGCGAGATGAGTTAATGGAGATGATGTGGTTTGCATTTAAGCGTTATGGATGTGGGCACTTTATGATTGATTCACTCATGAGGATTGAGGATTTGGAAGAGGATTACCCGGCACAAGGGGCATTTTGCAATCGACTCCAAGATTTCGCAAAGGAGACCAACACTCATGTTCACCTCGTGGCACACCTCGCAAAGCCATCGCAGACGCAAGAAAGGCCGACCATGTATGGGATCAAAGGATCATCTTTGCTGGTCAACAACGCCGACAATGTGATTCTAATTTCCAGAAATAACGAAAAGGAAAAGCTGCGTAGGTCGGATAAACTTACGCCTGAGCATGATTTAGCTATGCATGACGCTGAAATCATTATTGAAAAGCAAAGGGAGACGGGGTGGACGGGTTTTTTCAAACTGAAGTTTGACCCTCGCCGCTACATTTACCGAGAGTGGAAAAGATAGCCGCGTTGAAAAATAATTGCAGCTTTATGTTTTACGTATTAAGGACTCCAACAATGAACAATAATGAAGAGCCGCATTTTACTGAGGAGATGACTGAGAAAGTGCCAACGAGGAGGAGGGAGCGGTGAGATTGAACGCAGAGGTGAGGCACGGCGCGAAGGACGCCGACCTC